GCTTTGGCTTGCCTGCGGGAGAAAAGACCACAGAGCCAGATGATATTGGCGCCAAGGTTCATTTGTACAAGTCATTCATGGACTTGCCGCTAGCGCAAACAGGTTGTGATAGTTATGCTAGTTGGCATCCTGCGTTTAAGCATCTAAGTCCTTATTATAGTGTCGACGAAGCTATTGATGAAATGTTAAAGCTGACTCCTAACAACAAGTGGGTACAAGAAAACGGTAATGATGTACATCTTGTTATTACAGGAGGAGAGCCTTTGCTAGGCTGGCAACAACTATATCCCGCATTGCTATCTCATAATAGGATGCAGGACTTAGTCAACTTAACTTTTGAAACTAATGGTACTCAAACATTACACGAAGACTTCCACACATATCTATTTGAAGAATGGACTCGCTTTGGTAGAGATCGCGACTATCTAACTTTTAGTGTTAGTCCCAAGCTAAGTGCCAGTGGCGAATCTTGGAGTGATGCTATCAAACCTGAAGTCATTGTAGAATATCAAGCACTGGGCTATACTTACTTAAAATTTGTTATAGAGAACATTGCAGATTTTAATGAAGTAGATCAAGCAGTCAGTGAATATCGTTCCGCGGGCTTTGGCGGACAAGTATATGTAATGCCCGTAGGTGGCACAGACAAAGCGTATTTTTCTAACACCAGGCATATCGCCGACGAAGCGTTGGCAAGAGGTTATCGCTACAGTCCAAGGTTGCATGTTGACATTTGGAGTAACGGGTGGGGAAAGTAATGAAAAAAATAATAATTACAAAGAAGCAATTCGAAAAACTACGAGAGGTTTTCGACATGTATGATTTAGATCAAGTTACATGGACAGAGGAATCTACCAGCGGCATTGGTCCCAATGTTACTATCGAATTCGATCCAAAGAGTACAATTAAATTAGACATCACAGATGTAGAGAGTTGGTAATGGAAACGAAAAAAAGAACAGTAGTCAGAATGATTACATATCGTCTTACTGCATGGTTATTCACTATTTTTTGGACTTACTTGTTTACAGGTAACCTAGGAAATTCAGCAGGCTTTGCTACGGCATTGCATGTACTATTGAGTATAGATTACTATATTCATGAACGCATTTGGTTAAAGATCAAATGGGGCAAGGAATAATGTTTGGTACAGGATACACCGGAGGAAATCCAATGAAGGCACAAAGTCCCGCACAGGGAATTAGCGTAGACAAAGATTTCGGAGATACAAAAATCTTTAATGTAGAATGTGATTGTAGTCAGGATGATCATGCTGTCAAAATGTGGATCGAAGTTCAGCGCGACCAAGATATTCCTGATGTTGAAGTCAGCTTTTATGTCACTACTTGGACTCGAGAGTTTTGGAAAGACTGGCCGGCAAGACTAAAAGCAGTATATGAAATACTGGTTAAAGGTGTTCATAAACAAGAGCATCATATGTTATTGAACAAGCAAACTGCACTGAACTTTGCAGACGCTATACAAAACACAATTAAAGATTTAGAAAAGAAATAACAGGTTGTGGTGTTCTAATGTACTTAGATGGAATATTTGAAATGATTGATTTATTAAAAGGCTTGTTTAAAAAGAAAAAGCCCGAAACTGGAAAAGAAAGCGACGAGCCTTGGGTTAATGTTATCAACACAAACTTTGACGAAGGTAATCCAAACCAAGGATTTATGGAATTGGAATGGAATACTGCCTTTATCAAATTCTTGCGTGAACATAACTACCAAGGTAAAACCGACGAAGAAGTAGTGGACAAATGGTTTACCGATTTGTGTAAAAATATCGGTGCTCAAATGGATGAAGAAAACAAGTTTGTAGCCGACGCCGATGTTTTACCCAAAAAGCGCAAAAAGAATTGACTTAGAATTAAATCTAGTATATAATAGCTTATGAAGGCAAACTGGAATCTTAAAGTAAACTGGGTAGGTAGCACACATATATTGCTATCTATGCAACGAATCGAAAGTTCCAACGAACCTGTCGAAGCCCTTTTAAGTGTTAAAGAATATGCGGAGTTTATGCAACTACTCCAAGAGTTCAATATACACTTTAAAGATAAAATAGATGAGCAACTTATACAGAGTTATTTAAATGAGTAAAACCTTTCTTCTGGTAGACGCGGCAAATATGTTCTTTCGTGCAAGGCATGTGGTCCGTGGAGATGATCCAGAAACTAAAGTTGGCATGGCCTATCACATCATGTTCAACAGCATTAACAAAGTTTGGCGAGACTTTCAAGGCAGTCATGTTATCTTCTGTCTCGAAGGTCGTAGCTGGCGCAAAGACTTTGATACAAGCTACAAAGCAAATCGAGCGGCTGCTCGTGCCGCACTTACTCCCAAAGAAGCAGAAGAAGATAAAATGTTTTGGGCGGCTTTTGACGAGCTTAAAGTTTTCTTAACTAATAAATCGAACTGCACCGTTTTACAACATGAACGCTGTGAAGCAGATGATTTTATTGCTCGCTTTATCCAGAATCATCCCAATGATGAACATGTTATCGTTAGCAGTGACAGCGACTTTTATCAACTATTGGCTCCCAATGTTCGGCAGTTCAACGGCATCAGCAAGCAATTGATTACACTAGAAGGAGTCTTTGATGAAAAGAACAGGCCGGTCGTGGACAAGAAAACTAAGCAAGCTTTGCCTGCCCCTGACCCGCAGTGGCTCTTATTTGAGAAGTGTATGCGCGGGGACAGCTCGGACAATGTATTCAGTGCGTATCCGGGTGTTCGTGAAAAAAGCACAAAGAATAAAGTTGGTCTCCGTGAAGCCTTTGCAGACAAAGATACCAAAGGCTACAATTGGAACAATCTCATGCTTCAGCGTTGGGTCGACCACAATCAAGTCGAGCATAGAGTCCGTGACAGATACCTGCACAACAAAACTCTAATTGACTTGACAGAGCAACCTGCAGATATTAAAATTGCATTAGATGAAACTATTAGTTCTGCTATTAACAGAGACAAGGTTAGTCAAGTTGGTCTCCATTTTGTTAAGTTCTGTAGCAAATGGAACCTTGTAAACATAGCAGACAAAATGACAGAGCATGGAGAATATCTAGGAGCGGCCTACAAATGATTTTAGCTAAAAGCGTTATTAAAGATAAGTTTTGGATTCTTGAAGAAAATGCCAAGCGTGTTGGTATGATGAATTTCAAAGATGACAACTATATTGTTAACATTAAACGAAAAGACTATGTAGCACACGACGAAGATGAACTTAAAGATTTGGGCATTGAGTTTGTTGTTCGTGATCTAACACACGGCGGACATCTTGAAGTCATGGGTTATCCTACGGACCAAGAAGAAGTTTTTAATGTTAAAGAAATCGACGGTTATCCTACATTTACTAAAAAAGCCGCAAGTAAAAGTACTCATGTAGCCGGTTGGTACGGCTTAAAGTTTAAAAATGGATGGGTTTGTAGTTTGTGTCCTAGACTAAGTACAATTACGACAAATCAACATGTCGGTCCATTTAAGACTAAAATGGAACTTAAATTAGTATTAGGACAAAAGAAAGATGCAATCATTACAGAAGATTAAAGATTTTGGCTTACTTGTAGGGCAAGCCAATAAGCTAGGAATGACCGAAGTTAAGCTTACAAGAGAAGATGCCATAGCGTTATTAGCAGAAATCAATGTTTTACTAGCTTCTGTGCTTGAAAAACCTTCCACTACTGTCTCTACAGTTAGTTCTTCTATTTCCGGTGGCGGCTTCAATTAAACGAGTGCTTAATACATTTCCTGCTAAATACATAGTAGGAGATTGTAATGGCAAGACCAAAACCGAATATACTTTTAACTCATGTAAACCCCGTTACCTATAAAAGCGAGGAAGTCTTAGAAGCTGATGCCATCTATGCTGTCTTTTACAAAGGTAATCCGTTTAATCTTAGAACTTTTTTAAACAGTTTACAAGATTATCCAGGCCCAAAGTATAAAAAGGTTTCGTTTAGTAATCCGGGTCATGCTTTTAACCTAATGGAAAAGCTAAACAAGCTGTTCAAGTGCAATGACTTTACTGTGGTTATGCTAAAGAACGGAACTGTTATAAATGAGTCGGAATTCTCAGCAAGAGACGAAAAGTAATCAAATACTTGATGCTTTGAAAACTCATTATTCTAAAGACTTAGAATTCTTTACTGTTTTTAAAAACGACAAAGGTACAAGATTCACAGGTACAGGCTTTGATCTAGCCAAAGGTCTTTGGAATATTTACATTGTAAAGCTTCCTCCCAACTATGTTGTACTAAACAGAACATTGCTAATGCTAGACAGCCGAATGACTTGGCCATACTACTTGAGCAAAAAGTTATTAGTCTTGTTTAATGAAATGGATGCTTTTGAGTTTACACTTTACCAAGGAGACATAAATTTATGGAGCAACAAGACCTAAAAACACACTTCTTGGAACAGGGCTTTAAAGTATTCAATCAACTGCTAGATCCTGCTGATGTACTAGCCGTAGAAGCTCGCCAGTTGGATCTTATTCCTAATAGAGGACATGGCATAGACAATGCTTACTGGCCGCAGGAGCGAGTTAAAGATTGTCCTGAACTTGGTTTGTGGTGGAGTCAGTTAGTTCACGAATGGCCCGAAGTCCAAAAGATCAATAAAGTTTTGCTTGACACAGTAGGGCATTTATTTGACAACCCTACATTGTATATCGCAGACATCATTACCAATTCTCCAAAAAATAAATTTATCAAGCCTCATATCGACAGTCCTTATCGATTTGATCGCTGGCACGATAGTTTTGAACTTTTGGGTGTTCAATTTATCATTCCTTTATGTTCTTTTAGTCCAGAGAATGGCGGCACAGGATTACTCCCCGGTAGCCATAAAAGAAATTGGGTAGTCAAAGAAAGCTATCGCGGCACTTACAACGATGAATTTTTAAAAGGTGTTGTGCAACCTCCCATGAATGTTGGAGATGCGCTGGCTTTCAATCCCAGGATACTTCATAGCACTATGCCCAATAACAGCCAAAGTCACCGCAGAGCTTTGCTGATGCATATAACTAGCCAATACATGGTTGAGCAAGTAAAATTGGTAGACAATGTGTTAAATTATTGATATCGTTGTCAACAAACTTTCGGGCTAAGGCGTTATTATAGTATGCAGATAAAAGTTTATTTGCATATTTTAAAAAAGGAAACCAAAATGAAAGCTATTTCTACACTTATCGTATCCCTAGTTGCCGCTTCTGCTTTTGCCGCAGAACCCGCCAAAGCACCGGCTGCTCCTGCTGCCGCTCCTGCGCCTGCCGCTAGCGCACCTGCACCAGCAGCCGCTACACCTGCTAAGAAAGAAGAAAAGAAAGCTGCACCCAAGGCTGATGCAAAGGCTGACGCCAAGGTGGACGCCACTAAAAGCGCCCCTGCCGCGAAAACCGAAGCTCCTAAGAAGTAATCCATACAGACTAACTTCCATAAAGTTTCAGGATTCCGATCCATATCGGACTCCAGATGACGAGGACTTGTGTGCTAGCAGTGTCCGAAAGCCTAGAGTAGTCAAGCGTATTTTATACGACGATGACGAAGACTTACCGGATTACATTGTTGCAAGACTGGAACAAGCCAGGAAGTTAGCCTTAGAAAAACATCGAGAGATGCAAACTTAAACATAAGCAGATAAATATTTTTATCTGCTTATTTTTTTTGAAAGGAATAACATGATGAAATTACTAGCAACACTTATCGCTGGCTTGGCACTTTCTTTTGGTGCTATGTCTGCTGAAGAAGCAAAAAAGCCCGAAGGAGCAACTGCTAAAGTAGCACCTGCGGAAAAGAAAGTTGAGATGCCAAAGAACATCCATCGTCCAGAAAAGAAAGACAATAAAAAAGAGGACGACAAAAACAAGAAAGACAGTAAAAAAGAAGAAGCTAAAAAGTAATACTTTTAGTTACATTTTTTCTAAGCCGCCTAGTGCGGCTTTTTAATTGACAAAAATTACCAATTTTGTTATAATAGTGGCTTAGTAAGGAGCAAAGATGAAAACCACACACATTGTCCAGATCAACATGGCAGACGCAGGAACAAAGCCCGAGTGGGTAGACTGCGAAGACGCAGAGTTCGTCCAGCTCAAAGAAGCCCTGGTACACATTGAGTGGATGAAGAAGGAATACGGCGACACCATCGAGTTCCGTACCCGTACAGCGTTCTACTCAATGGCTTGAAATTTACCAATAATTGACTGAAATTGGTTTTGGTTGTATAATAGCGACATGAACAAAGAAAAAGTAAACGATATCATTCAATGGATGGGCACATTTTTCATCCTCGCGATGTATGTGCTAATGAACTTTTTTAGAGAGTTGGGCCTGGATCCAGTCTGCGGACTGCTAGGCGGACTTTGCTATGCATTATGGTCATATCGTGTTGCAAATAAGCCACAGATGTTGGTCAATGTCGTAGCAATCACTGTCTGCGTTATTGGATTGGTTAAATCAATTTAATTGACAGAAATTCGGTTTGGTGCTATACTATAGGTATAGTGAAACACAAGGAGTAGATCATGCGTACTAAGACTATCATCGACGGTTTTAAGAACAGCCAAAAATTTCGCTTTATCCTTAGCCCTGAACAAGGAGAGGATGTAGGCATGACTATTACTATCAAACAAATGTCAGACCAATTTGCTACTAGGTCTGCCCGGCTTGCGGTTTGGACTGCACTGAATTATTTGGCTTATCAACGCCGTGTAGCAGAAGTTAAAGGCGAACCTTTGCCCACTGGTTTGGTGCGACAAGCCGAAGGCTTCCGCCAAGTGCAAGTGGATCTGCATTAATTCACCAATAATTGACAGAAATTGGTTTTGGCACTATAATACATACATAGCGAAACAAAACAGGAGTTCAAAATGGCTACAGCGATTTACAATGCACTCAGCGAGCAAGAAAAGCGTGAAGTTCGTATGTATGGCGTTACCGAAAAAGGTATGCGCGAAAGCATCGAATCAAGCATCACTTTTAAATTGTCTGGTCCTGCTATGATTGTGGCTAGCATGATGAGTGATGCACAAGAAATGATGGCCTATGGCGAGCCCGGCTTCAACACTATTGAAGATCAGCGTCAACTCTTGAATCGTGCCAAGTGGGTCCTGATGACCTACATCATGAAGGACTAAATACGAGCGATTACAAAGGAAACGCTCATGTTTATACCCAACTACAATATGCCCACAAGCAAAGGAAACACCGCTGTTTTTGAGATTGTACAAATTTCAAGAACTCAAGGTCTTGGTAAAGAAGATGTACACGAAAGCCTTCGACAGCTTGCAGAACAAGGTGGAGAGTATGCCAGTGCTAATAGCACAGAAGTGTTGGCCGCAGTGGACACTGAACTTGGATTTCAATAAGGAAAAATCATGAACAAGCATGATCGCGATAACTTGAACTTTTTGCTTACTGCTAGTAAGAAAACCCTCAACGATTGGTATGCCAGCGTTGACGAAGACGATATCCAGTATGCGTTCGAGCTATTGCAAATGGCCAAGACCGAGCTCTTGCTCAAAGAACTTGAGTTTATAGACGAAGTCGAGAACACCGACGATGCTGATCGTGCTGTTATCGAAATTCTGGAAAAATTTGACAATAAATGAGTTTTTTGCTATAATAATGGAATAGTAAGAAACTTGGAGAGATTATGAAACGAGAAACTATCACTGCTAAACTGCCAAAACAGAAGCGCCGTGCTGACTTCTTGTTTCATAATGGTGAGTTCCGTCACCAAGTCATTAAAAGCGAAAAGATTTACAACCGGAAACGGTTGTCCAAAATCAATTCGTCTAATATTGACAAAAATGATTGAACTTGCTATAATAACGGTATGACGAGCAATGGTGCAAGTCATACATTTTACACACAGAGAGAAAGGTACTTTCAAAATGGCTACTTCTAAAACTTTTAAGGTTATCGGCGTTTCTACCCTCAATGGTAAGACCAAAGTTCGTTTCGCCAACGATCTGGCTTCCCGCATTAAGAACCTCGTCAAGAACGGTCACACCGGCGTCGAGCTGTTCGAGCTGCCTGAGGCTATGACTAAGGAAGCTGGCATTGCTTATGCCCGCGAACACAACCTGTTCGCTGTTCCTGCTGATGCATCCGTCGAGGATGTTGTTTCTGCCGCACAAGGCGAGTAAACTCACAAGGGCACCTAGTGTGCCCCATTTCTTTTTTAAGGTTATCACATGAGTAGACTTTTATATCATGGACGACCTTGGGTAGTTTTTGATGCAAGTAACAAAGACCATCGTAGGTGGTTTGCTGACTTTCAAAGAGATTCTACTTGGGGTAACTGCCCTGTTAGGTTTGTCGTATCCGACGACCACGGTGATTTGATTACACTAATTCAGCGAAAGTTAATTCAACATTATGTCAACAAAGAATTCAAAGAGCGCACTTCCAAACCAAAACGACAAACTGCCAAAACCCGTAAGGTCTAGCACAGGTGGGTTGATCACTTTTACTAAGACTGGTTTGATTCATACTGCGGCTAAACATTGATGAAGCCATATATTCATTAAATTGACAAGAATTCTGTTTTATCTTATAATACTTGTATTGCAACAAAAAGGAAGCAACTAAATGGCTAAGTCCAATAACTCAGTTACTGAAGCTCGCACAGTCAAAATCAGCGAAGCAAAGCGTCTTGTCCGCAAAGCTATGAAAGCCAAGCGTCCGGTATTCCTGTGGGGTCCTCCGGGTGTTGGCAAATCCGATCTTGCCGCTCAGCTGGCTCAAGAAATGAACGGCGCACTTATCGATGTGCGTTTGAATCTTTGGGAACCCACTGACATCAAAGGTATCCCTTATTACAATGCCAAAGAGAACACTATGTCGTGGGCTCCTCCGGCAGAACTTCCCAGCGAAGAATTTGCCAAAAAGCATTCCGTTGTCGTCCTGTTCCTAGACGAACTCGCTGGCGCGGCTCCTGCTGTTCAGGCCGCGGCTTATCAGTTGGTTCTAAACCGACAGGTCGGTACTTATAAACTGCCCGACAATGTTGTCATTATGGCGGCTGGTAACCGAATGACTGACAAGGGCGTTACTTATCGTATGCCTACTCCGTTGGCTAACCGCTTTGTTCACTTCGAACTTCGCGTGGACTTTGCAGACTGGAATATTTGGGCTCTGCAAAATCGTATCCATCCCGATGTGGTTGGTTACTTGAACTACCAAAAATCCGACCTGTACAACTTTGATCCTAGTGTGCATGATCGTAGCTTTGCTACTCCTCGCTCTTGGAGCTTTGTGTCTGACTTGCTCGACGACGAAATGACTGACAACGAGCAAACCGATATGGTTGCAGGTTGTATTGGTGAAGGCTTGGCAATCAAGTTCATGGCACATCGTAAGATTGCTAAGGACTTGCCGATTCCTGCAGACATCCTGGCTGGTAAAGTTAAAGAGCTCAAGACCAAAGAAGTGTCCGCGATGTACTCGCTGACTACCGGTATGTGCTACGAGCTCAAAGACGGTTACGACAATGCTAAGAAGTCCGGTAAGCTAGACAACTGGCATTCCATGTGCGAAAACTTTATCCAGTTTATGATGGATAATTTTGAGGCAGAGATGGTTATTATGGGTGCTCATACTGCACTTAAGAACTACAACTTGCCTTTCGACCACAAGAAGCTCAAGAACTTCCCAGAGTTCTTCAAGCGTTACGCTCACTTGGTTGTGGATGTCAGCAACTAAGCAAGTAGTAATGGGGGATCATAATTTGGTCCCCCTTTCTCCTTTTGTACTCAGCATGGTTTATGGAGATGTTGAACTGGTCAGAAGTGTGTTTGGTCGCGTAGATATCAACAGATTTGACTTGGACTGCTATTATCAAAATGCAAAAAAGATGTGGACTGAAATAACAGGCATAGAAGAAAATCTTCGACCTGATATCCATACCTGGATTCGTTCAACTGGCATTCGTGGCCTTGACTACTATTACCCTATTGGATTTAAAGCTATTTGGTTTGCCAAAGCCGAAGATGCTTTTGCTTTTACATTGAAGTTTGGTGCAAAGGATGACTCATGAATTTGTTTGAATGGTTGGGATTTAAAAAAATTATGGAAGATACTGATCCAAAAAATGTAATTAAGTTTCCAGCACCAAAGCCTGTTCCATATGTCGAGCCTCCCAAGGAACCAGAAAAGCCTGCTACTGTTTTTTATCGGTTTGGCATTACGGATAAGAATCGATTGGCTTTCCAAATGGGTTATAGTGAAATTACTATGACCAAGGAAGGTGTGCAGAATTTGATTGACCAACTTGAGTTTTTTAAGACCCAACTCTCAAGTGAAGAAAATGACGATAATTGACAGAAATTCGTTTTGGATATATAATACTAGCATACTAAGGAATTTATATGAAACTTGATACCCGAGATCGTTTGACTAAAGCCCGTGTTCGTATGCTACTCAAGCATCCGTTCTGGGGTAACTTGGCTACTCGCATGAAAATTATCGAAGCCAGCGAGTGGTGTTCCACTGCGGCCACAGACGGTCGTAATTTTTATTACTGCACAGATTTTATTAATAAGCTAGACGACGACGAGCTTGTGTTC